TTCTTTGCCGTGAACCGCGCCGAGTAGCCAAGGTCAGGCCAATGAACCATTCGCCGAAGCGCGTTCTCAGTGCTCATTCCTCGTCCTCCAAATCCTCGTCCGTGATCCCCAATCGGGCCTTGAGTTTTTCCACGACATCCTCAAGGGTCTCGATTCGATCCTGCATCTCCAGAAGATGCTGTCCAAGGTGCGCGTAGTGCCGTCCATCAAGGCCGATGCCATAACAGAACATCTCGCCGCTGAGGCTGTCGAACGATCGTCTCTGGCTCATCCCTCCCCCTCCACCGCCTCGTAGTCCCGCCGAAACTCTTCGTCCGTCACGACATCAACGACGACATCGCCGTCTTCAATAATCCAATCGCCGCGTTCCACTCCGCATGCTTGTCCGCAACAGATGCCAAGCCTTGTGAAGTAGTATCTATTGTCATTGGTCTCAACCTCCGCATGATCCCCCGGCCCATTCCACTGCGTCGCGGTCAGGATCTCAGTCGACCGGCATCGAATCGTCTTACTCATCAAACGCCTCCACCAGTTGCTTGGTCTTCTCCAGCACGTCCTGCCACTTGCGATATCGCCTGTCGAATGAACGGTCGACCATGACCCTAAACCCGCCTTCGGGATCGTCTTCGTCCTTCCAGACGTCGACCACGCATCCGTTCTTCATCTTTACGCTGAACGCCTCTCCGTCCTCGTACCTGTAGTCGTCATCCTCATAGAAATAGCCCGCAACCTCATGCCCCGCGAAGATGTGCTCGATGGGCACACGCTTCGGCGATTCGCCGACGATGTCCGACACATAGTATTCGATCGTGTCGGCGATCATGCGGTGGCTGAACGCCTGGCGCGTCGGCTCCATGCCCTTCGCCGCATCGCGAATCCGTTTGGCCACGGCGAGCACTTCGTTTCGACGACCCGGCTGCGACAGGTAGACCGAATGGACGTGGAGTTGGTTCCTCGCGTACTTCAACCCGACCGCCGGATGGAGATCGTCCAACGGAACATCCTCCAGCGCGTCTCCGTTGTGATGGTACGTGAACCTCAACGACTTCACCCTGTTGTCCTCCGTTCTGCCGACGACTACTGACTCGGGCTGCGAGAACACCGAAATACCCGATCCGCTGGTCCCCTTCTCATCCCAATCGAATGGGGCGAGATCATAGATCACGTCGGAGTCGAAGAATACCTCGGTCTCATGCATCGGCTCGCTCTCTTTCGCTTCGCCATCCCACCGACTCAACAGGTTGCAGATCCAGTTCATCCTTCCTCCATCACTACCGGGTTCTTGAACGCGACCTCACCGTCCACGAGACAGTAGACCCAGAAGTCTTCTCTCGCCGTGTTCGCCGTCTCCCACATCGCCTTCGTCAGAATGCCCTTCGCCACATTCGCGTATTCCTCATCCGTGAACCCGTCCTGTCGATCCACCTCGGCTTCGACCATCAGCTTGACCTTCACCCTGTCTGGATGGCTGGATCCCAGCGAACGGGTCCCATCGCATAACTCGTTGTCACCAAAGGGTTCAATCGATTTTCCAGGGGGAAATTCAGCCATCCGGTCCCCGCCACTTTTGTTGCTGCCACTTCGCGCTGCTTCGGGCGATTCACTCATCCTCGTCCTCCCCAATCACATGCCCCAGACGCCTCGTCAGAATCGGCTTGATCCCCAGCCTCTCGTTCATCTCGCGCAGGATCGCGTTTCGCTCGTCATCACCCATATGATCGAGTTCATCGCCTGTCCACCTGAGAGGCGGCAGCGTCTTGTAGTGGAGGCTTTGCAGGATCAGAATATGGTAAGCCGTCGGATTCTCTGGCATTCGCTTCGGCAACGGGCCGGTATCAGCCTTCATGTAATCCGGCATATCCCGTCCCGCAAAAACGCCAGGATCACGGTAATTCTCGCACATCTTTCTCACTCTCCTTTGAAGTCGCTGAGGATCATTCGTCGCCTCCGTCTCTCTCGCGAACCTCGTTTGCTACGTCATCGATCGCAACATGAGTCTTGCGAATCAGTCGCTTCAACTGACTGAGTAATGCACGCGAGTCGCGAACGATCGAATTGAAATCGTTCTCCCGTGGATTCTCAATCATCGCGTATCCAACCACGCTGCATGCCGCTTTGTAAGCTTTCTCGTTGACTTCATGAAATTCGCTTAGAAGACCGCACAGCCCCGTGACTTTTTCGCTCGCTTCCATCTTCCCCTCCTCAATTCACCACTCGCCCGTAAATTTCATCCAGCATCCACACGAACCCGTTGTCCATGCAGATCGCCTCCAACTTCGCCTCGTCGAACGACGACACCACGATCGCATTCCAGTCGATGCGGATCGGGACGTCGTGGTTCAGTTGCACGAGCCGCTTCGCCAGCCTGGCCGTCTCCGCGCCGTCGACCACCGCCTTCCGCTTCTTCTCGCTCGGGATCTGGTCGGCGTTGGCGATCAGGTTTTCGAGCGTGCCGAACTGCTGGAGGTAGAGCGTTGCCGTCTTCGGCCCGACGCTTTTCATCCCCGGCACATTGTCGGCCGCGTCCCCGGTCAGCGCGAGGTAGTCGACGACCTGATCGGGCCTGATCCCCCATTCGAGTTCGACGGCCTTCGCGTCCACGATCGCGTTCTTGCGGAGGTTGAGGATCCGCACATGCGGCGTCAGCAGTTGCCGCGCGTCCTTGTCGGACGTGCAGATCGTCACGTCCAGACCGTAGCTCTCGCCTCGCCTCGCCAGCGTGGCGATCACGTCGTCGGCCTCCATGCCCGGCGCGACGAACGTCGGGATGTTCATCGCCTCGAAGATCCGCTTGATCTCGGGCATCTGCGACTTCAGGTCGTCGGGCATCGGCGATCGGTGTGCCTTGTACTCCGGGTAGACCTCGCGTCGTTGCAGCGTGACGCCCCCGCCGTCGTAGGCGGCTGCGAAGTAATCAGGATTGTGTTGGTTCAGGATGTTCATCAGTTTGCGGAAGACGCCGTAGATCGCGTTGACCGGCTTGCCTTCCGGGCTCGCCATCTCGGGGATGGCGTGGAACGACTGGAAGATGAGGCTGTAAGCGTCAAGGATGTAGAACGAAGGGCGCTGTTCCATTGGTGCTCCTCATGTGGTTTGGTTCTGTAAAGCCTCGTAGGCGGCCCGCGACTCTTCCAGCGACTTGTACTTGGCCTGCTGCTTCAGGAATTCAGCGACCGATTCGTGACGCTGAATCTCTTCCCATCGCGTGACTTCTCGCCACGCTTCCTCGTTTCGCGTGAGAACCGCCTGTCTCTCTTCCTTCGCGATATGCACTTCCCAGAGATTCCCGGCGTTAAGTTTGGCCTGCTCCTGGCTCACGTCGGAGTAACTGATGACCCACGTCTTGGGGTCCAGATGCTTGCAGCCTTCGCCGGGGTACTGCTTCAGCCGGAACGTCCACGGGAGCGAAAAGTACCTCTGGTCTTCATGGTCGGTTCTGTTGATCGCGAAATAGTGCATCTTGCGATCGTGGACCTGCGTGATCTGATCCAACTCGCCAACCTTTAACTCCCCGATCCTCAAGGGCGTCCCGTGCTCGTTCTTCTTGATAGCCTCCTTGGCCTCATCCTTGGTCGAAAACACACCTCGTATGCACTGCGGAAACCGACGTCCGTGTGTCACAACAAAAATCGAATCGCTCATTCGCTCTTGCTCCCTTCATGGTGAACCTTCATCGCCGCCAGCAGCAGTTCGATCTGCGCGATCGTCTTGTCGATCCGCGAGTCCAGCCTACTCCGCTCGTACTCGGGCAACTGGCTGATGTCGTACGCGAGGATCTGCGCCTTGGTCGCGATCTTCTCCAGATGACAGGCCGTCGTCTCGTACGGCGTCCGTCTCGCCAGCCTGAACGGTCGGTGCATCGTGTCGGTGTCCATCACGCTTTCCTCCACTGGTTGTTGACGACGGTGTACTCCACCCCGAATTGATCGCCGTACTGGCCTCCCTCTTGGCACCTCTCCCAGCGATGCGGTTGCCACGCGAAATCTCTTTTGCCAGCCCACGCGGATACGGTTCCGTCTGTATGCTGAATGTTCGCGATGGCAGTCGATCCTCCCTCGTAGACCAGAACCCCGCCGACCGCGTCGACATCGTCGGGGAGGTCGACTTCGTAGGTCACTTTGATGGTGGTCATCTCCCCCTCCCGAACACCAAGTAAACCCCGGCCGGGAACACCATCATCAGCCAACCGATCGCGGATAGCCCCCACCACGCCGGGTCGTAGCGATCGACGTACAACCCGAAGCCGCCGACGCACGTCGCGATGAACCCCAAGATGAGGAACGCGATCAGAAGTTCGGCCGTCGAAGAATCGATCTGCGTGTCTTTGCTCATTCGCCGTCCTCCAAAATCGCGACAACGCAGGAAGCGTCGATCAGGTCCAAGTGTTCTCCCTTGTAGAACAACGTCTGCTCGGTCGTGAAGTAAACGATTCGATCTGGGACTGAGCACTCCGTTCCAAAACTCGTTGCCACGACCTTGCCAGTGCGCAGGTTCACGCCAGGCAACGGCGGCGTAGACTTGACGACCTCGCCGTCCGTTCCGAGTTCGACGACATGCTCGACCGGACGCACTAACAGATTCTTGTTTTTCAGTCTCATGCTCATTCCCCCTTGGCCGTTTTCGGCCTCCCATAAACCCACCGTGCTTCCAACTCCGCTTGCTGCTCGTCGAATGACAATTCCGACCAGCGTTTCAACTCAGCCACCGTCTTCAGATACTTCCACTCGCTCTCGTTCAACCTCGGTTGCCGCTCGGTTTCGATGAACTTGAGTTGGCCGTCGGGCGCGATGCCATTGACGTAGGCGAGGAGTTGGCGCGGGTCTGTCCAATCAGTCATTCACTACCCTCGAAGTTCGGATCGAATATAGAGAACTTGGGATTGTCGACTTCGATGTCCCATCCGTGCCGATTTCTTGGTTTCTCGGGAAATACATCGAACTCCGAATTCATGCACCAGACTTTGCAGCCGTCCGTAAACTCGACGCATTCCTCGTGGGGAATGACCGGCCAAACGCCCTTCGGCGTCTTGCCCTGCATGAATTTGCACGCCTCATAGAACGACACCGTTCGCCATTTGTCATTCATCATCCCACGGCCCCCTCAGCAGAACCTCGCCTTTGTGGTTGATGACCCCGCGATCGACCAACGCTTGGAACTGCTCGCGTGACGGACGCTCGTTTTCTTCGATAACCGCCTGCTTCAATTTCTCATGAATTGGAGCATCCCATAGTTCGTGCAATATCCCGCCGAATTCCTTTTCCACACGCCTCATAGTCTTCCTTCTCCATTCGATGACCCGCATGACGTCATCCGGCATGATCGATGGATGCCCGATCGCGACCTCGCCGTAGATGTTGAACGCGATCTTCCCGGACTCGGTTCTACGCTCGCTGCCATCGAAGACGACATCGTTCAGCGTCCTGGCCGCGCGTGTTATGGCGTCGCATCCATTGACCATGCCAGCATCCGCGACCTCACATTCCACCAGCAGATAGACCTTCTTCTTCTCGTCGCTCATAAGCCCCTCATGATCCTGTTGGTTTTCGCCCTGTAATAAACCTCGGCGTACTGCAACGCCGTCGCCGCGAACAAGAATCCCGTGGTTGCGGACATGGGCCAGCACCACCCCGTCTTGTCATGCGTGAAGACTTCGTAGATGAAGCAGACGATCGCCATGACGGTCAGGACGAGCATGCCGTAGAACAGCCGATCGCGGATCTTGAACAGCCGCATCAGACGCTTGTTCGCCTCGGTGCCTTCGTTACGCCAGTCGTTCGTGCGGACGATGGTCATGCCGCCTGGGACGATCTGGACCTCGCCCCTTGGTGGATTGCGATTAAGGTCGTCCTGAAATCGAGCGATCTCTTCCGGAGTGAACTTGACATTCGGGATCAGCCAATCCGACTCGTCCTCGTAGAACTCGGGGTCGGGACAGCCTGTCGCTTCGGTCTCGTCGTCGTCCTTGAGGTCCGCGACGATGTCCTTGATCGACTCCAGATACTCGGCCTCTTCCTGCGAGAGTTTCTGTTGCTCGCCGACCGTCCCCAGCAAGGCCCCATGCTTCATCATCGCCGTGTACTCGGCATTGCGTTGGTCGTCGAACTTGAAGCCGAGGTCGACGTAAAACCCGCCGACCGACGTGCACGGGCTCTTGTCTTCCATCTCGGCCATGCGCAGCAGCCATTCAGGCGACACATTCGCCATCCGTTCCCGGAACTCAGGTGACGGGCCGACGTATTCCTTGTCGCCCAGCGGTTCGATCGTCTCGTCACTCATTCCACCTCCTCGATCGTGATCCGGTACGTCTTGCCGAACTCAAGCAACTCCTCAACCCTGTCGTCCACATGATTGGCGTCGCTGTTCCGTTCATCCCACGCCATCGCGTCCCACTTGCCTTCGTACTTGGCCGTCGTTCGCGTGCCCTCGTCGTCGAACAACGTCATCACGACTGAGACCGACTTCGCCTTCTCGTTACTCATCCTCGCCCCTCCAACCAAAACGCCGTATTGCAGTCCCGACACACGAACGTCGTCTCGAACAGCCCGTCCGGCTCCGTCCTGTCGCGCCTCATCACGTTGTTGCCGCCGCATCCGTGGCATTCAGTGTCGACGGCGTACCACGAACTGACGGGGAACAGTTCATCCAGCGGCTTGCCCGTCTTTATCGCGTCGACCGCGTCCTGCAAGCCGGCGATGATCTGTTGGCCGAAGTTACTCATTTCAACGGCCCCAGTAGTAGTTGAACATCCTCACTTCGAATACCCCTTCCCCGCAGCAATGCCGGCACAGATTCATCTCCGTCCCGTGGTCGTCTTCGCCGTACCAGCAGTTCGCGCAGACCGTCGTCAGTCCCTCGCGAGGCTGAAACCCCCGGCAAAATCCGGTTCCACCGCACTTCTTGCACTGAACCAGCGCGCGGAGCACGGAGTTGACGTACAGCCGCGTCCATTCGTCGGTCGACCGCTCGACCCAAAACAGCCATCGAACAATTTCAGGCCCCATGCCGACCAGAGTCTCGCTCGCGCGTTTGCGGCATCTGTGGCAAGGATCGCTCCATAGGATTGTCTGTTCGGTGATTCGCTTTGGGATGTATTTGCCGTATCGCTTGGGCCTATCTGGCAACTGATCGATGACCCAGAATTCGGTTGCCCTCATCAGCGCGTAGTCTTCGCGTGCGATCTGCTGGCCGATAGTGGCGGCGAGGATGAGGCTAAGCATTAATTCCCCGGCTTGACGTAAAAGGCCGGCGGCTCGTACTCGGTATTGACGCCTTCGTCGTTTCCGCCGCTGAAAATCCGCGATTCGACGATCGCCCTGAATCCGTCGCTGAACTCGACTCCGACGTATCGCGGTCCGCAACAGCCGTTTGGCTCAGGGTCGAACTCGCGAATCGGGACACGCCCGCTCACGACTTCCAGGAATGTGACAGCGTCGACCTCGCAATAACCTTTGGTTGGGTTGTTCATCAACTCATCCCTCCGTCGACCGCATACAACAGATCGATCACCTTCGACTCTTCCTCCGTCCCGACCAGATCGATCGGGCGTCGTCCACCGAACTGGACGTTCGGCGTCGTCATCCACTCCTCCGGTTGCTCGACGACCGCGTAGAGGATTTCGTTCAGTGCGGCCATGCGGATCTCGTTCTTGACGTTGAGCAACAGTTCGTCCGCGTTCTCAAGCCCCATGTCCGCGAAGACGTTGCCCGAGCTTTCCTCGAACCTTGTCTTGGAATCGCCGCTCATTCGTCGGGGCTCCTCTCGGCTGTTGCGATGGCCAGTTGCCTTTCCAAATCCCAGACCTGCTGCAAGGCGTCGTCGCGCTGGTTCTGCATAATGGAAATCACTCCGTCCCTGCTGTCGCATCTCTGTTGCTCGACCTTGGATCGCCGCCAGAAGAACAGCCAGTTCAGGGTGGCGAAGACGGCGTAGATCGTCAGGTCGTCCATCAGTCGTCCTCCTCGCAGAAGCCGTCGCAGTAGATGTCGCCGCACGCCGGGCAGCACTCGTCTTCCTCGCAGCAGCACTCGCCGAAGGAGTCGATCTCGCAATCGCAGCAAGGGCAGATTTCATCGTCATCGTCTTCGTCGGGTTGGTCGTCGCCTTCAAGCCGCGCCTCAAGCTCGGAGATCCGCCAGCGAAGTTCGTTATTCTCGTCGAGAAGGTTGTCCTTCTGGGAGACGAGGATGCCATTCGAGAGACGGAGAGTCCTGTTCGATTCCGAAAGTTCAGCCCCAGTTTCCCGCGTCGTCGCCAGCTCCTTCGCGATGTCCGCATACGACGGCCGATTCCACCACTTCCTCAGTCGATCCAGCATTGATTGTGCTCCCGTTGAAGGCTCAACCCAAATCCCGCCCGGACCCGTGTGCATGAAGTAAGCGACGGCCTTGCGGCCCTTGACTTGATTGGCGACGGCGGCAAGATGATCGAGAAGCATCGGCTCCCCCTTTCGTTGCACGATCATCGCATTCTGGAAGCGGCATGTCAATGCCAGTTAGCAATGATTTTGAGGTGAGGCGGGGCGGGGAGATGGGCAAGGAATTGAGCAATCCGTTTCCTATGGTTGAAACCGGATCGAGATTTGGTATAATCGCGTGCCTACGAGCGTCCGCGTGCGTTGTATTGAATCATCTCTAAAACCAACATAGACATTCTGCTGGATACTCAGAGGTGATAAGAATCCCCTCTTCGTATCCACCGTTTAGCTCTGTTTGACAGATAGACTGTATTCTCTTCTGGAATTTTAGTTAAAGCGCAAGAATTAATCACGGGCGTGCGCGACGCACAGGCACGCCCGGTTCATTTTTTGGATCAACGCCACGTTTGCGGATCTGCCGACTTGGCGACGTGGTAGGCGATGACCGTTTGGCACATGGTCAGCCCGTTGGCGAACTGAGTCTCGCCGTCCGCAGGGACATCGCGAAATTGCCTCAGTTCCATGAACAGACGCCAAGCCTCGTCGAGATGGTGAAGAATCTTCTTCTCGCGTTCGCTCGTCATGCCACTTCTCCGTCGATGGTCCCGATCGTCACCGTTTCCGCAACCGCCGCCCAATCGTGCCGGTGGACCCGGTCCAGTTCTTTCGCCAGAACGTTGGCTCGTTCCCAATCCGTGCCGGCCGACAGGTACTCCAGCGCGAACCGCAGCGATTCGTCGGGGACGTCCAGTGCGTCGTCGCCGATCAGGGCGTCGGCCAGCTCTTGCCGCCAGTAGTTCAAGTTTGTCACTCCAATGCCAAATCTCAGTGATTTTGGCCACTTCGCTTTAAACGAACGGAAATGGCCCTAGAATCGACGCACGTCATTGCCTGATAGATTGGACGTCCGAACACCTGATCGCCTCGCCACGGGCAAGCCAGGGGCCTTACTGGTCATACTGGATTGACTTGGCTGCCGTCATTCGGATTTCGGGTCGCCCGGCGGCCAAAGATAGGCCAGGATGAACTTGACCCTCTCGCGAGCCCAGATCGGCGACGACGCGTACTCGTGGCGGAATCCGATCTCGCGGTTGGCGACATCGTGAACGTCGCCGTCGGTCGCGAATTGCGCCCAGACCTTGGCCGTCGCGTCGTCGTAATCGCGCTCCACGGTCAGCATGATTCCGTCGAGCACGACCATGTGCCTGCGGGCCATCTCGCAATACGACTCGGCGAACGCCTCCAGTTTCCACATGCGGAGGTATCGCGCGGTCTTGGGGTTGGTGACGTAGTTCATGATGGCGAGTTCACCTTGTAGTCGGAAACCACGATCCCCTCCTTGGCAGAACCTCTCGCATGTGCCGGTCGCCAGACGAGTCCCGTCGTGTGGCCGAACAGCGGTTTGTCCTCAGTGTAGCGGGCGAAGTGCCCCCGGCAAATGTGGAGGGCCTTCTTCAGCCCGTTGGTCTCGATTTTGCCCTCGGTCCTGAGCACCTTCCGCATTGGCTCGATGTTGATCGTGTGGTAGCGGAGGAACGGCTTGAGGCCGTGGCGGGTCCGCTCGCGGTTGAGCTTGGCGTCGGGCTCGTGCACCTCGACTCCAACGTTTTTGCACCCCATGAATGATAATGCCATGAATGCTGGCTGACTCATGCGAGTCAATAAGCCAACGACATGATCCATCATCTCGCTTGATGCGTCCTGCCCCCCCACGACTTTGAACGTCGGAGATGCCTCCATGATTTTGCCGTGCTCCGACACGCGAAAAGTACATCCTCCCGGAGTGAATGCATATCCGCCTAATTCCATGATGAATCGCCCTTCGACCCGCCACTTCATGCCATCGGTTGGAATAGGCATGGGCTGGTCGAATCCTCTTTGCATCATGGCTCCATAGGCCGCAAGATTCGACGCCAGGGTTTTTTCAAGCGAGGACAAACCTAGTTCGTCTAGTGCTTGCAGCCCCTTCTGAGAAACTGTCAACACCGCTTGCTTTACAGTATCGACGTCGACTTTGGGCGTGAGCCAGTTTATCGAGGCTTCAAGCGCCTCCTTGAAATAATTGGGATCCCTGTTGATCTGGTCTACGTAATCGTCCACCGATTGGTTTGCGAACAGCCATCCCCAGCGAACCGGGAGACCTTCCGAAGTCTGAATCGATCCTTCGGAATTAATGAATGGCGGTCGCCGCATTTCGATGAACACGTTGTTAAAGGGGAGCGCGTAGCAATGGAAATCATTCTGAAAATCCCATTCCTCCTGGGACGAGACTGAATAGAAGAAATCGGATACGTTCCTCGCGTCAATTACGACCGCCTTCGAAATGGCGGCCTGAGTTTCCTTGGTGGCCTCGCGAATGGCATGGCATGTGGCTTCGTCGGATTTTCCGGTCCAGGAAGGCATCTTCCACGACATTTGCTGAACGGCATCTGCGAATCGCTCGGGCTTTCCAAACCTCTTCTCGTATCTCGCCTTCTTGCTCTCTCTCGCCATGTTGATCACTCCGAAAACCGATTCTTCATGTGCCAGTCCGCGTCATATTCGTAGCGTCCCTTGTTCGTCTCCAGCCACTCGCGCCTCGCCTGCTGCGCGACCTCGATCGCGTGTTCGGGGCTGATCTCGGACGTGGCGTAAACCACATCGTCGTGGCCTCCGTATCGGTCGACGACGTACACCTCGTATCCGTCCGGCCAAGGATCACGATCGGCTGGCACGGTCTGCTGGAATGTCTCGGCGACAGGCTCGCCGCTCCAGATCATCTTGAGCCGGACCTTGTGGACTTCGATCGTCTTGTAGCCGGCCCCGCATTCCGGCTGGCACTCGGAGTCGTCGTCGAGATCCACCTCTTCGATCTCGTTCCAACTTTCGTGAGGCCGCAGCGACATGGCTGCTCGCGCCTTCTGCTCGGTCGAGAAAAAACCCCACTGGCGGAAGTCGTCGTAGCAGCCGGTGGATACGATGTAAATCTTCTGGTGATCGCTCATCACTTCACTCCCGCCGCCACGGCCATAAATGCGTCAACCTCGGTCCAGATCGTCTGGATCGTCTTGGGGTCGACGTGCTTCTCCGCGAACCTAATGAACAGGGATCGCCGTGACTTCTCAGACGCTTGATCCCGGTTCGCCAGGATGTTCTCGCGGGCCTGCAACGTCTTCCGCCTCCGCAACGCCGCGTTTTTGACCCGCTCGTAACCGCGAATCTTCCCCCTCGCCCTTCGCCACCAACTTTCGTTGTCGAGGGTTGCGCCGGAAGTCGGGTCGGCGAACGCCTCGGCTTGATCGTGGATCCGCGCGATCTCCGCGTCGGCCGCGCGGATCAGGTAGTCGCACTCCGCGACGGTCGTCATCTCCTCGTTCCTGATCTCCCACAACACGCGATCGTGGTACTTTTCGGCGGGGTCGCTCATTGATTCCCCTTTGCTCACGACTTGCACTTGCCGGATACCCGAACCCTGACCAGCGTCAGGACGATAAACGCCGCTAGCCACGTCCAGAACGTGTACACCGGCTGCGTCCCGGCCAGCGTCGCGATCGACCAGATCAGGGCGAACGGGAAGATCGTAAACAGTCCGATCAGCAGGCAGATCGAACCTACGAGAGCCAGAACCACCAACGAGTCATCCTTCGACATACTGGAGCCTTTCCGGGTTGAATTGGGATTCGCCAACATGATTCAGACCTTCCTGTATTCCGTCGTCGCCACTTCCGTTCCGTCTTCCTGCTGCGTGATCGTGTAGTCGCCGAACAATAGCGGCGAAACGTGCTGGAGGCACCGCAGAACCTTGATCGCCATTTCCCGGATCGGCACGTCGGCGTGCTTCGTGGCTCGCTGGTCGAGGAAGCCCCTCCACGCGCGGGCGTTCCCGGTGACGACGATTGGTGCTTCCGTGGAATTCGGAAGGTTCTCGCGGGCGACCTGATTGAGATGCTTCCGTTCTTCGGTCTTCGAGCCGCCCTGAAGCAACGGATGCCCGGCTTCCCGCATGCTAGATAGCCAGATCGCGTCGCCCTCATACCGACTGGCCGCGTCCTGGATCTTCCTCTCGAACGTCCAGTGGGCCTGCTTCGTGTAGCTCTTGAGTTCGTCGCTCGCGTCGGCGGGAAGGCGGTCGACCTGATACTCCGGACGTTCCACGAATCGCAGAGTCTTGTTGTCGCAATACCGCTGGCTGAGTTGGCTCGGGGACTCGTGCCGATGCCGGACCAGCTCGTGCGTCAGACTCCGGTCGACGCCCCAGAACAGGAACCCGTAGTTGGCATGTTCCAGAACGGAGCCGTGGCCGGACGCGAGGATGTTCTTGAAGTAACGATCCGCGTCCACGTTCCGCGTTCGCTTTTCGCCGAACGACAGGTAGCAGAGTTGGCCGGCGAACTTGGAAGCCAGTGCGCCGGCCTCCAAGGTGTGCGGATCGTTCAGGTATTCACCGAATCCGAGTTCGACGTCGAATCCGTCAAGGAACCCGGATATACTGGCCAGTTCCGTGTTCGGGCGCGAGATCATCGCAACGCCGGCTTCCTTGAGGTAGCGGACGCCGAAGAACTCAAACACAGGCGGGTTGAACGCCGGGAAGCCGTACTTGATCTCTGGCTCTTTTAACGGGATGCTCACTTTGCCGCCGCCTTCCTCTTCGTCGCCCACCGATCGTCCATCTCGGGCATGTTCTCCTCGAAATCCATCAGCGTGAACGCGCCCCACGCGATCGCCGCGAGGTTGTCGTCGGACGTGTCGCCTTCCTTGAACAACTCAAGGTGGTTCTGGAGATGGTTGATCACGTCGCTGTATGGAAAACCATGCCTCCAATTCTCGGGACCGTAGTTGGCGGCACCCAGCGCATATCGAGCCGCAAGCCGGCGAAGACCAACGACGCTGATCAGGTCGTATCGCACGCCGTTCGCGTCCTTCGACCGCTTCGCGCCGGTCGAGAACTTCGTGCATTCAGAGTCAGTGACGGTTCCGGTTTCGGACTGCGTTGATTCCGTATCATCCAATTCGGGGCCATCCTGTTCTCTGTTCCAATTCTTTACTGCTTCCACGGCAGAAGCGGCCAGCGTACTGCTGTTGTCGCAGTACGTACATTCAACCCAATAGCGGCCTTCGATATTATCGATCTCAAGATCGACCCCGTCGCACTCAAGACACGCCGCTGCGCTCTTCAACAATTCGTCGCTCAATTCAGACTCCCCTCGTATTCCGCCAGCAACTCGCGGAGCTTCTTCATCGCCGCTTCCTGGATCTGCCTAACCCGCTCCTTCGTCAGTCCGAACTTCTCGCCGACCTCGTGGAGCTTCAGGCCGTCGATCAGCCGCATCTTCACGATCTCGCGTTCTCGGTCGGGCAGTTTGCTTAGTGCGTTGGCGACCGTTCCAGAAAGCATGTCGTCTCGCGGCTCGTCGTCCTTGGCGGCACAGTCGATCGTCGTTGCATCGGCGACGATTCGTCGCTTCCTCATCCAGCGATCCGCGCTCCTGTGGTGGTCGTTCAGGCCAATGCGTATCCCGCGATGCGCGTACGTCGAGAACATCGCGATATTCCGGTCGTAACTCCTCGCCGCGCGGATCAGGGCGAAGAACGACGCCTCGTAGCAGTCGTCGATGTCGTCGTGAACCCTCTTGTTGGATTTGGCCAACGACACGGCCATCTTGAAACACGTCGCCGCGAGGTCGCGTTGTTCGTCAGTGAGTCTTTGATTGGGGGCTGCTTTCACGGGCTTTCTCCTTGTTCGCGTTCATCTAGGAAGGCTTTCATCTCGACAAGTTTGAACAACACCTTGTCGGAGGGCAGAAGGTTGTCGACCGCGTGTTTGAACTGAGCCGCCAGCCTATCAAGGATGGCCTCAGCGATCGGCCTGGGCTTGGGCTTGACTCGTCGGTTCCACCATTCGATCGCTTCGGATTCGATCGGCGTATTGAACTGCACCACGACATCGCATCCGGTGCAGTGGAAATCCCATGCGTCGGTCGAATTCCCGTCTTCGTCGATGTTCTCGCACAGTTCGACTTCATCGCCGCAGAACGGGCACGCCTCGATCATCTCGCTCATTTCACTCCCCCTGCTCCGCTAAAGCCGATCGAATGTCTCCAACGCTCATCTCGTTTGATCCGCCGAAAACCTTGAACTCGACGATCGCTTCATCCGGCAGTCCGTCAATGGTTCGGTCGAGCAGAGAAACCAGTGGTCTCATTGACGGTCCCACATGCCTGCGATTCCATCGCCCGACACACAACCGCGACCCGTCCCGCTCGTATTCCCAAGGTCCGTGACAGCCGCACTCGTAGCAGTTGACCCGCGTCGGCGTTCCCTCGCGGTCCTCGCAGTCGAACTCATCGGCCTCGGTTTCATCGCTGCCGCAGAATGGGCAGAAGATCGGATCGTCGCCCATCACTCCCCCTTCCCATCGCTGAACACCAGCGCCTTGATCCTCCGAATAATCGTCCCGATGTCGCCGCCGCTGAGCGACAACCCGCAGTCCGGGTTCTCGCACTTGTAGAAGAAGCGGTTCGGTGGCACCATGCACATCGCATATCCGAAGTACATCGTCCGCTTGAGGCACGCCGGGCAGACGACCCGGTTGCTGGACGGCTCGACCTCCTTCGGCGTCTCGTCTAGTTCGTCACTCATCTCCACACCCCTTTCCGGTGTTGCCCGTGTCAGTCTCGGCCACGAAGTCGCGCCAATGCACGAAACCCTTCGGGCACCAGAACCCCCACTCCCTCACCTTCGGCCCGGTCAGGAACAGCGTCCACGCCGGAACCGGCTTCCCGTCCTTGCGGACCAACTCAACGCGGTGCGTGTGCGTCGCGCGGCGGAAGACGATCGCCCCGAGCCGGCGTCGCTTCACGTAGCGGTCGGTGTGCTCGATGTACTCGCCCTTGATCGCGAAACTCAGGCTGGCCCACGGATGGTCGTGCAACGCCCGATCGTCGTCGTCGCGGAGGAACTTGTGGAGGTAGACGTTGAACCAGCGATTGCGCGGGATGACGTACCACCGCAGCATGTACGGGTCGTCGGGTCCGCCGATGATGAAGTCGGGCGGTCGCTTGAAACGATCGAAGAATCGCACGGCCACTCCTTCCCTGTTGCGGTGTCAGGACCGAGACTAGAATAGCAAATCAATGCCAAATATCAATGACGATGGCCGAAAAAAAATCAGTCGTCGAGTTCCGCATCGCCCCACTCGACTGGTTCCATTCCCGCTTCAACTCGTGCGTAGTTGATGTAGTAGAGCCAGTGGTCGATGTGGTCGCCGTCGCAGACGCTCGCGTCCTCGACGCAATAGCCCTCGTGCTCAATCCACATGGAGCACTCACCGCTGACCACCTGGCAGTGGATCGACCAATCCTCGGGCATGTGCTCCGCTGCGAATCGGTACAGCCCGTTGATCGTGAGGTCGAACGCCTTTCGATAGCCGGTCATTCCTCGCCTCCTGTCGCGTTGTCTTGACGTGCGCAGTCACCGCATCGCACGCGAGCCTTCTGTCCGCCGTCGTTCTGCCAGTGCCCGCACTCCAGTTCGATTCGATGTTCGGGGTAGTAGGGCCAGTCGAAGTCGACCACGACGTACCGCTTGACGATCTTGCGGAGCGGCAACTTGGTGTAACTCGTGTCGGGTGTAAACCTGCCCCATCGGGTCACTCCCCACCGCCTTCCCCGCCGTCGCGGAGCATCTTGTCGATCAGCAAGGAAGTCACCGCCTCGCTGTTCAACCAAGCCGCGTGATCGCCGTCCTTCGACTCCACGAAAACCTTGTCGCCTCGGCTCGCGGCCTTTCTCAGCATGCGGACGGCGAAGCCCTCGTTGCTGTCGAAAGCAATCTCCCTCGGCTTCAGCCGCTCGATCTCGGCGGCCTGCTGCTGGAGCCTCGCGTCCCAGATGTAAATAATGGTTTTCGCACGCAGGATCGCGTCGAGGCCGATGTTGCTGTGGCTCACCGAATAGCCGATGAGTCGATTGAGGCTTTCAATGACCTCGCGGGCGTCGGGGCACTCGGCGTTCGCCAATTCATCGATCCCGTCGCGGAACGCCCCTCCGCAAGCCATGACGCCGCCGCATTCGTCTTCCAGATCGGCGGCTCGCAAAATCCATTTTTCGTTCGGCTTGTCACCCACTAAAGACCTCCTGCTCCCGCTCGGCCATCGCCTTGAACGCGGTCAAGAACTCGTCAAGGTCTCGCTTCTTCACGACCTCTGGAACCCCCTCGTACGCCGAAATCCACGTCATGTCACCGTTCGCACTCATCTTGCGGAGCAGGTCGATGATCTTCTTCGTCTTGTCCACCTTCATCCCCCGTTTCAGATCGACACGGTTTCTTCGACGGTTTGTTCGTCGGACGGGCTTTCCTGTTTGACGTTCTTCCTGCGCAGGCACGGCGGGTATCGCCACGAATTCGCGGAATCCTCCGGTCGCGGGCCGCCGATGGAACAGAGAATGGGATACGCGACGATCGCGAACAGCAACCACTCGAACGGGCTTCCGGGGAGAAAATCCCACACGCTCAACTGTCGGCCTCCTCATTCATGTTTAGTTTGGTCCGGGTCTTCGTTTTCAAGGCAATACTCGAAGCGGTAGGCGTCCTCCTCCAAGCCTAGATCATTGAAAGCGTTGCGGATCACCTTCACGGCTTTGAACCCCATTTTGCGGAGGAACAACTGAAAGGCGACATTCGTTTCACGTATTTCAATGCTGGCGACCCTCCTCCGGTCGTGATGGAGCTTGGATTGTATTTTTTTAACGAGGGCCGTTCCAACGCCGTGACGAAAAAATTCAGAGTCGACGGTCAGGCGTTGGATTTCGACCACATCCCGCGTTAGATTGACGAGGCAGAAGCCGACGACCCGCTCGCCGCGAATCGCCGAGTAGCCGACCGCCGTCCTCGGATTAAACGCTCGGAGATAGTCGGACGCGGACCAGGGATCAATGCTCGACCTTCGCTCGATGTCGACGATCTCGATCGTGTCGCTGCGCTTCGTGTGGCGGACGCCGATCTGCATTCGGGTCCGCAGTTGGCTCGTGCTCATTGATTGGCATCCTCCGTGTTGGCGAGATCCTTGCAGGCTTCCCACGCCGCAACGCCGTCATCGAAGCCCCACGTCCACGCCTTGGATACATGTTCGTCGGATCGATCCCATTGGTATCCGTCCCACCCACCCATGAATCCGACGCAGTAATGCTTGGAGAGATTCCAGTCGGATTTCATGCAGTAATAAATAACCGAAGAATCGAAGTCGTCCGCGTAATCACGGCCCTCTCGACCGGATTGCATCAGCATCACAAGGCCGCAGCGACAGTCTTCGCCGTTCATGACCACCTGCGACGGCTTGAGATTTGACGCGATGAATAATTCGCGTAGCTTCGCGGGGTCGACTCGATCGGTCTTGGACTCCTTCTCCACTTCGCGATCGAAGGCTTTACTCTGCTCAGGCGTCATTTGCTCGAACTTTCGGTGTTGCATTTGGATCTCCCTCCATCTTGAATTTTTTGCTCACCTCTCAGAACAATAACAAAATCATTGCCGATAGTCAATGATAAAAAGAAAAACCCCGCCGATTTCTCGACGGGGCTCGCTTCATCACAGGTTGTTATAACTTATAACGGATCGTTATAGACCGGCGATCAGAGGACGCGGCGGATCGGCAAGGCCCGGCGCCCGACCTTGGGCAGTTCCGGCGGCGTCGGCGGCGGGGGCGTCTCCGACGTGACGCGGACGCTGAGGTTGACGAACCCAGACCCGCGTCTTCGCTTCGGCCTCCCCGCCAGCGTGATCCGGTGCGGAACGTCCACGTTGGTCGGCGGCGTGTTGTAGTTGGTGTACGCCAGGTTGTAGTCGATGTCGGCCTGGCGTCGTACCGACACGCAGTTGAGGGCCTGGCTGACGGTCGGATGCTTCGACCCGGCCTGGCCCTGCACCGCGAGGAACAGGCGGTTGTCGACGCTGCCGTTGCGGCCGTCGCCGTAGCCCGCCGGCTGGCCGTCCCATTCCGTGTCGCCCCAGATCGCCCAATACGTCCCGCCCGCGATGTTGAGCGGGCCGTCTGGCGCCTGGCAACTGTTGAAGTTGATGAACCCGTGCTTGCCCGTCCCGCCCGCCATCAGGTAGTAGGCGTAGATCAGGTCGTAGCAGACGTTGTAGGTGTTGGGGTCGTACATGATGTCGGCGTTGCGGGCCGCGCCGTTCGTGATCGGATCCCACGGCTGGGGGATCATCGAGTCGAGGCCGCCCTCGTAGTGGATCAACTCGACGTCCTTCCCGGTCAGCAACTTGTGCTTGGCCCACGCCGCGCCGTCGTTGCGGATCGCCGCGCTGGTCCCGGTCGTGTTGCGGAGCATGTCGAACAGGATCAGGTCGCCGAGTTGGCCGGTGTCGTAACTGTTGAACGCCGTCGTCATCGCGGTCGACGCGGCCGGTCGGAAGTATGGGGCCGACGAGCAGACGTCGATGTCGACGCCCAACGCCCGGCATCGCGTCAGGATCGTGTCGATGTTGCCCAACTGCCACGGCATCGCCAGCAGGACTTCCGACCCGCGCCCGATCTCGTCGAAGACCGACTTGACGATGTCGAAGACGGCCTTGGAGCGGAGGATCCACGAGTCCGTCGTGGTGTTCCCCGTGAGGCCCTGCATCTGGCTCGCCTTGATGTTGGCGTTCACGAACGGGAACGTGAAATTCCACGTCTCGTTGGCCAACTCGACGACCACCTTGTGCTTGCCCGCCGGCAGACTGTCGCGGAGGGTCCGCGCGGCCGCGACGGCGAAATCGTCCGTCCCGCAGTACGGCAGGTTGAACCAGTGGTACGCGCCGGGCGACTGCTTCGTGATCGCCGCCGTCAACTCGATGGGATACACCGCGCCGGGGGTGCTGACGCCGTTGCCGAGCGACTGGTCGACGCCGTTGACGACGTGCGGCGTGGGGTCGAACGGCTGCGTCCCGTAGAGCACCGGGTTCGCGAGCGGAACCTGGATCGCCATGTACAGGGACTTCGGCCCCGTCACCTGGAAGTTCTGGGTGTAGCCGGTCTGGTCCTGCCAGGCGAATTTGGTCGGGTCGTCCTGGCTCTGGCAGAAGTAGCAGGCGGATCGCCCGACGCCGACCGTCCCGCTCGTGTGCGTCGCCGCGCCGCCCGAGACGTTGCGGGCGACGGTGATCGTACCGGCCCCCTGGTTCGCGGCCGTGACCCGAACCACCTCGCTGTCGAACTTGATCCGCAGCCCGGACGCGAGATACGTCCAGTCGGGCGTCGAGACGTTGAACGTCGACTGGCTTGTGGTCGTCACGTCGGCGGTCAACGTGACGTTGATCCGCGCCAGGGGGTTCATGTCGTCCCACAGCGGGGTCGACATCCAGATCCCCGGTTTCAGTTTGTGCTGCGTCGTGAAGTGGAGGTTGGCCGGCGCGAACCCGGCGATCGTCGTCTGCACCGGGTCGGTGTTCGGCAGCCGGTAGCGGACGGCGATCGGCCCGGCCGAGTGGGTCGCGGGCGTCGTCCTTTCCGACCCGCGAACGACCGTGATCAGCGTCGGATCGTTGTCGTCCACGTCGATGACCCGCATGACCTCGCTGTCGGCCACGATCCGCAGCCCGACGAAGACCGGCGCGGTCGCCGCGTCCGGGATCGAGATCGTCTGCACCGTGCCGGCCGCCGGCGCAGTCGTGATGTCGGCCCCCAGCGTCGCACTGAAGGTCTCGGCCCCCGGCACGAACCACGGGTAGTAGAAGTACGGGACGCTGGTCGTCGTCAGCGGCTCGGCGTAGTCGTATCGCGGGGTGACGTCGAACTTGAACTGCCCGGCGTAGTACATATCCGTCGCCAGCCGCATGTCCTCGGGCTCGGACGCCATGCTGAACCCGTACGTGCTGTCCATGTACCGCATGACGCCCGTGCCGTTGACCATCGAATCGAGGATCGTCTGGCTGGGTCCGTCCGCGACCGAGGGGGTGCGGTCGAGCACGACGGGTCCGGGCGTCGCCGGCGGCGTCCAGTCCTTCGGGCCGTAGATCACGAGGTTCGAGTAGTTCGGCGTCCCGTTGGGGGCCGAGATGTTCAGGAACATCGCCGTGAACGGGAGCTGGTACTGGACGAGGCACGCGGTCCCATTCGTGTGCGTCGCCGCCGTCGAGCCGAACTGCCCGCGCGTCACGGTGATCTGCTTCGCGCCGGTGTTGACGGCGGTGATGTTCATGTACTCGTCGTCGATCTTGATCCACTGCGACGGTAGGCTTTGGAAGTTGAGACCCAGGATGTTGGTGACGCTGTTGAGCGTCAGCGTCGTCTGGGTCGTCGTGGTCACGGCCGCCGCCAGCGTGAAGTTGAGCGACGCGATCTCGACGTCGAAGACCGAGCCCTTGCCGATCCCGGACGCGTCGCCGGGGTTTCGCCAGGCCGTCAGTTCGACCACCTGGCCGGACGAGCCGCCCGAGAGCGTGATCGTCGTCGGGTTGGACAGGTCGTTGTCGTCGTACTGCAACGCCCACTTGCCGAGCTGGAGCGGGACGCCCGTGCGGTCGAGCGGGTTCTTGTAGGTCGTGTCGTTGAGCAGGACCGCCGTGTAGTTCGACGCGATCGTCCCGTCCGCGCGGAGGGTCGGCGCTCCGGTGACGGTCGAATCGTAGCCCAGCCCGTGGATGCGGTTCTTGAACGCCTTCTCCGGGGACCAGTATTTGCCGCCCGGCCCGGTGTGGTTCTGGCCCTTGCGGGTCACGGGCGGAAGGTCGATGAACAGCGGACGTTCGGCGCTGTTGACCAGGGGCAGGTCGTCCATCCCCGCCGCGTAGCCGACCGCCGTGGCGAAGAAATCGTCGGCCGCCGTCATCGTGACGACGTCGCCGTGGTGGATCTGGTAGCCTGTCGGCAGGGTCCACATCAGGCCGGTGTGGTTGCTGGTGTAGAACGGGGCGTTCAGGGCGACCGGCGCGCCGCCGTTGATCTTGATCGTCTGCGTCCCGGTCACGCTGTTGGCCGTCACGTTGATCGGCTGCCCGGTCGTGCTGATCTTCGCCGTCAGCCCGATCGCGCGGCCGGAAGACAGCACGGTCGGCGTGTCGTAAATCGCCGCGCTGACGAACGGCATGACATTGCCGTACGTGAGCGTCGTCCCCGGCGTGTTCTGCCCGATGTACCTCGTCAGGTTGAACGTGCCGTCGAGCACGTTGGCCAGGCCGGCGTCGCCGTCGACCGGGGTGACGCCCGGAACGCCGATGAGCGGCCAGTAGCCGCGCCAGGTCGCGCCCACGCCGATCGTGTTCGGGTCGACGCCCGAAGCCAGGTCGAACACGTCCTGCTGGGTCAGAACGTATCCGTTCCACCAGCACAGGCCCTCGATCTCGAAGTCGCGTGCCTGCGTCGCCGAGTCGGACTGCACGCCGAGGCTCAACGCCGTGTTGTCGCTGAGCAGGACGTTCGACTGCGGCGTCCCCAGCAGCGATTTGACCACGTTCAGGTACACTGCCTGCGACGAAGCGTTGTCCTTGTCGTAGGTGACGGCGACGTGGTTGACGATGTTCGTGTTGATGACGGGCGTCAGGCTCGCCGCGCCGCCGCCGGTCACGCCGATCCGGATGTAAATCTGGGGCGTCGTCGTCCCGGCCTGGGACGCGACGTACGCCCGGTCGTAGAGCATGTTGCCCTTGCCGATGTACGGGCAGTCGAGGTTGCCCTGCGGGAAGTCGGGTGGCGTGTGGATCTTGATGCGGTAGGCGAAGCTGATCTTCGACTGGCCCGCGCCGATCGTGGTGTTGTTGGACGTGCGGAGCCCCGAGGCCCCGGTGAAGCGAACGGACATGGGAAGGGACTCCGATGTAGGAGCGGTGCGGGCGGGATGATGGAGATGAGTGCGACGCGCGATTGCGTCTTCGATGCGGGAGGTGCGAGGCGGGAAGGGAACCGGCGTCCTTGCCGGCGAGGGGACCATCTTGTTGGCGTCAGCAAAATGGTCGGCGAGGGCGACTATTAGGAATTTCCGAAGAGTTCAGTCGTCTTCCGGCAACTCCAGGATTTCGCTGTCGAACATGCTGTTATAGAGACAGAAGCACGGCTTGCAAAAGCAGACGAGGATCGCAACCCGGCGACCTTCGGGGTCGTCGATGCGGGTCGCGAAGTAAATTGGGTCGTCGTCGGACCCTCTTCGCGTACGGTCGTATTCCGGCAGCGGGTCTCCGCACCACTCGCAGGGACGAGCCGCATAAGGATTCGAGTCGCCCTGGAGTTGGCCGTCGATATAGAGGAAGGGCATCAGCGTCCGTTGTTGCCGTTGGCGTTGGGATCATAGATGCCGCTTGAGGCGAGATAACTCAGAACGCCGCCTGTTGGGGCGATCAACATCTCGGTCATCGGTGGAAAGCGATTGCCTCTGTGTTGCCGCGTTGCAGACGCCAGTGACTTGTGGAGTCGGATCGCGCACGCGACGCCGAAACTAACCTTGCCGCCGGATCTCAGATTCTTCTCGGCGAGTTCGACGGCCTTGCGGGCGGCCTCTTCGCTGACCCCATATACGGCGTCCGAATCGTAGCCTGCGTGCTCGCTGTAAAGTCTTGACAACTTGCGATCCTGGACGCGGAGAGCGTCATCCTTTTCCTTGACCGCCGCGTCAACATGATCGGCCGCCAGTTTCAGCGCGGCGTTGAGGTCCGCGATGCGACTGTCCTTTGCGTCCAGGGCGCGGTCGTAGGACGCATTCAATTCCTTGAGGGCCGAATTCTCCCTCTCCAACGCCTCGCACCGTTCCTTGAACTTCACGAAGTCGCCGACGAATCGGTTATGGTAGGCTGTCACTGATTCGAGCGACGCCCGGCTCGCGTCCGCTTCCACGACGCACTCGTCTCGCTGCTCGACCAAATTCTTGATCTCGCCGAGATAGACGTCCCGGCAGTGCTCCAGCCGGTCGATGTACGCGTTGGTTCGCGCGAAGGGGATCGTCTTACGCAAACGCTTTCCGTGGCGGATCATTCTCGTGAAACTCCCTCGGTCGTGATGAGGCCGACGCGGGCCATGTTGAACTTGTGGAGGCGTGTCAATTCGGCGAGTTCGTCGTCGGTGAGATCGGCTTGCGTGTAGAAGCGTTGGATAAGCGAGATGAGGCGTCCGTGGTCAAACGGGTCCGTAGTCGATGCCGCTTCCGCCGAGGAATCGCTTGAGCTGGTCGATGTTGTCGGCGTGTCGCTTAAACTCAGCATCCCCTGGGTGGAGACGCCTGACGGCTTCGGCTTGACGCGAGTCCGGGCCATGCTTCCCAACCGTGTTCGAGTAGCGAATCACCTTTTCCGCCATCGACATCGACGGCGCGTTGGGGTCGGGCGTGACTCGGGTGTTCCAGGCGACGGCGGCATCCTGTTTGGTGTGGAATTCGCCGAGGTCGCAACCGCACTCGCCGCAACTCGGAACCCAGACGTCGCTGGGGTAGTCGGAATAGTGGTAGTCGTGCGGCCGATCGATCTGGCCTTCGCCGCCACAGAATGGGCACGTAAGTAGTTCGTCGTGGACGTCGTTCATGGCTTCACCTTCCTCGCCTTCTCGATCGCATCCCGGTTCGGGTGCCGATATTCCATGAACGGGTCGTGGACGAACTGACCGTCGCCGTTTTTCAGACGGCACCAGTATCTTCCCGTCTCCGGTCGCCAATCGAACGTCGCATCGAGTTCCTTGAGGAGTTCGACGAACTTGTGCTGCCAGTCTTCCGGCATTGCTTCGAGGATGGACCGGGGGACAGTCAAGTAATTTGCGTACGTTAATTCAAACCAACCGTGGATATCGTTCATTCGCCCCTCTGGATCTTCTGGAGTTCGTCGCGGATGTCGACGAGAGTTTTCTCGATGATCTCGACGCGATTCCAGAGTTGTTCCATTGGCGTTACGAGTCGGGAACTGGTCGCGGTGACATAGTTCGCGGGCGGCGGCGGCGGCGGCGCAGGCGATGCGTTCGGCTTGCTGGTGAAATCGCGGGGATACGGGCAGGGGTTCGGCATCTTGGCTCCCATTAGTCGATCTCCTTGGGCTTGAATCTCGTTTTTCGGAAACGCTTCCAGTTCCGTTGCAATCTGATCTGGCCTTCGCCTGCGTAGCCGTCTCGGAGGCGAGAAGCGGATCGAGCGAGCCTGCCAAACGCCTTGTCCCAAAGCCGCTTCTCTTGATAGAGGCTGAACCATCGGGTTCGCCATCTGTGCAACGGCCTTGGGTGAGGGTTCAGCCAGTAATGCCCTTCCGGCTTATTCCGCTCCCGCCAACCCATCACAACGCCTCCGGAAAGGCGACCAGCGTCCATGCTGGTCGCGTATCTCAATGGTCACGAGCAACCAAGGCTCGACCCGCAGACGTGGCATCGATAGCACGATCCGTTGCGGACGGTGATCGACCCGCAGGTGTCGCACAACGGCGCGTCGCTTTGGAACTTCGCGAACTGATCCTGTTGGTTGTCGACTGCGACAGGGACGTTCTCGGCGGCCGGCGCGGCGTAATCCCGGTTCGGCGAGTTCGCCTCGCGATAGCCGGGAATGCACTCTACGCCCAGCCATCGCGAGATGTAGTCCGTCAAGGACTTGGCGATCGGGATATCCTTGTTTCGTGTCATCCCCGCCGGCTCAAACCGGCTGTGCGCGAACTTTTCGACGATGACTTCGAGCGGAACGCCGTATTGGAGGCCGAGCGAAATCGCCGTGGCCCATGCGTCGACCAGGCCGCCGATCGTCGAACCCTCCTTCGACATCGTTACGAAAAGCTCGCCGACGCCGCCCGAAGGATAGAAGCCTGCGGTTGCATACCCCTCGTGACCGCCGATCGAGAACTTGTGAGTGACGGAACGCCTCGTGTCGGGAAGTCGCTCTCGCCGTGGCGGGCAATCGACGACGGCGATTGGATTGGCCTCGTCCTTCTTGGATTCCGCCTTCGTGCTCAACGGCTGCGACGCCTTGCTGTTCTCGCGGTAGATCGCGACGCACTTCAAACCCCGCCTCCAGGCGTAGATGTAGGCGTCGCAAATATCCTGGACCGTGAAGGATTCCGGGGCGTTCACGGTCTTCGAGATCGCGCCCGACAGGAACGGCTGGACCGCCGCCATCATGTCGATGTGGCCCTTCCAGGCGATGGACCGGCCGCCCTTGGACGTCGCGAAGGCGCAGTCGAAGATCGGCACGTCCTTGGCGACGACTTCCTCGCAGCCCTCGATTCCGCCGTTCTTGTCGATGTATTCGATGATCCGATCGATTGCGGCGGGCGGGTATCCGAGGTTTTCCAGCGCGGACGGGACGACCGTATTCACGTAGCGGAGGTTGCCGCCGCCGGCCAGAACCTTGTACTTGACCAACGCGATGTCGGGCTCGACGCCCGTCGTCGCCGCGTCCATCATGAACCCGATCGTTCCGGTCGGCGCGAGCAACGTGGCCTGTGCGTTGCGGAAACCCCACAAGCCGCCGAAGCGAACGACGTCGGGCCACAGCCAATCGGACACCTTTTTGAGCCGCCTGATCTCTTCGGAGCAGCCCTCAATCTGAGACGAAGCTTCGGCGTGCAGCCTCATGACATCCAGCATCGGAACCTTGTTCCGCTCATAGCCGGGGAACGAGCCCTTGACGCTCGCCATCTCGATGCTGACGCAGTTCGCCTTGGCGTGCATGATCGACGTGATCACCGCCGCATAGGATCGGCCCTCCTTGCTGTCGTATGGAAGGCCGGCGTGCATGAGCAGCGCGCCGAGGTTGCAGTAGCCGAGGCCGAGCGGTCGGTAGTCGTGGCTGTTCTGGCAGATCGCGGCGGTCGGATAGCCACAACGATCCACGAGGATTTCCTGCGCGATGAAGAAGATTCGCACAGCCGCTCGGAATCGATCGTCGTCGAACCGTCCGTGCGATTTGGCGAACTTCATCAGGTTTAATGAAGCTAGATTGCAAGCGGTATTGCTTAAGAAGAGGAATTCGCTGCACGGATTGCAGCCGTAAATCGCATCAGTGTTCTTGCAGGTGTGCCACTTCTGAATCGTATCCGTGAAATGCACGCCGGGGTCGCCGCACTTCCACGTTCCCTGCGAGACCTCGTCGATGAGCAGGTTGGCGTCATAGGCTGGCATCCTCTCGCCCTGAGTGTTGAACTCCGTCCCGGTCGTCACCGCCCTCGTCTGCCAGATCGGGTTGCGGTCCCGCCCGACGACCTTGAGCATGAAGTCGTCCGAGAAACGCACGCTCATGTTCGAGTTCTGGAAGCAGACGGTCGAGTAGGCTTCGCCGTTGAAGTTCGACTCGTAGCCCTCGCGAATCAGGGCGTGGGCCTTAGCCTCCTCAACGCCCTTGCAACGGATGAATTCGAGGATGTCGGGGTGCCAGTCGTCCAGGATCTCCATCTTGGCCGCGCGACGCGCACGGCCACCCGACTTTGTCACCTTGGCGACAGCGTCGTAGACGGTCATGAAACTGAGCGGGCCGGACGGCTTTCCCCCGCCGCGAACAACCTCGCGACTCGAACGGATGCTGGAGTTGTTCGTTCCGGTGCCGCTGCCGTACTTGAAGATCCGCCCCTCGATCGCGGCCCGCTCGTAGATGCCGGGAATCGAGTCTTCGACGCCGGTGATGAAGCAGGCCGAGCCTTGTGGCGACTTATAGGCGTCTCCGTCTTTGACCGGGACGGCCTTGTCCTCTTCGACGTCGTACCGGAATCCGTCGTAGGAACCCTTGATCCGATACTTGTCCCAAAGCCCGACGTTGAACCATACAGGGGAGTTGAACGCGCCGTACTGGTTGACCAACAGCCACGAAAGTTCGTCGCCGAAGACCTTTGAGTCCTCACGCGTCTCAAAGTAGCCGTCCTTGTATCCCCACTCCGCAATCGTGTCCGCCACGCGAGACACCAACTGCCGCATCGAATATTCGCGCTGGCCGTCGGTCGGCGAACCGTTCCCTTGGCTGATTGGGCCGTAAAAATACTTGCTCGCGATGACGTTGCAGGCCAACTGGCTGTACGACTCGGGAAACTCGCAATCAGCCTGCTGAAAGACCGCGTCGCCCGACTCGCTCTTGATTTCCGCCGCGCGCGTCGCCCATTCGATCTGATCAAAGGGATGGACGTTCGTGTCGCTGAAAACCCGCTTGATCTCCAGGCCGTCCACGTCCACGTCATCGGTCTCGTTCGTCTCGATAGCGTTCGCCACGTTGATCCTCTCGTGCAGGCTTCGGGAAAAATGTGATTCAGGCGTAGGCTTGAAGTCGATTGCTCAGATTTCGCAGGGCGGCATTCTTGGCGTAGTCCACGGCCGTCCTGTCGCGATGCATGCGGATGCCGATCGATATCGCGCTTTCGCCGTGGAGGTAATGGCTGCGAATCACGTCTTGCTGACAGGGCTTCAGCGTCCGAATGGCCGCTTCGATGTCCATTCGCATCGCAAACATCGCGGTCGTATCTCGAATTGCGGGAGGCGGGGCGACATCGGAGACTTCGTCCATGCCGTCTAGCCTGGCGACCCCGCGAATCCTCTTTGCGTCCTTGTAGCAGGCCCGCTCGTAAGCCCCCTTCTCCTGGAGATAGCACGGGATTCGGATAAGGCCCGCGTTCCGTGCTTCCCTGATGAGCCCGTTGCGGATCGCCCTCACGGCGAAGGTGCTGAATTTGTAGCCCTTGCTCGCGTCGAACGATCGCGCCGCCTTGGCCAAGGCCATGCGGCCGATCTGGAACTGGTCCTGATATTCGATCTTCCTGATCTTCATGTTCTTGATCGTGAAGCCGACCAGGCCGTCGTTCTCAACGAATAGGGCCATCTGCTCATCCGTGAGCGGCGGCGGTTTGTTCTCCGTGGCGTCCATTCAACTTCCTCGCTCCGCGTCCAACTTCTCGATCAGCGCCATCGACGCGAGATAGGAGCAATCCGACTCGTGCGGCCGGTTCGACAACATCACGCCGCAGTGGAAGCAGACCCGGTCGAAGCAAATTCCTTCCTGCGCCTCGAACCCCGACTTGAGCAAGCCTCGCAAGGCCGTCTCGGCATCGCTGTAAACCAGAGTCGGCTCCAATGGCGTCAGATCGGGCGGATCATATTTCGGTCGTTCCTTGACGCCGAGCGTGTAGTCGATCATGTCTTGAAAGAAGTCTCTGCCGATATTCATCGACTCATAGAACTCTTTCGAGATCGGCATGGGTCTACCAAAGACCTCTACGAAATACTTGGCGTCCATTTCGTCGGCCATCACTTCCCCTTGCCAATCAGAATTGACCATGCCGCCAGCCCCAGAAGCGCGACGGCCAGCATCGTCGAAGCCTTGGGCTCGGGCACCGTCTGCGGGTTCAGCGGCGGGACAGGTACGATCGGCTGGCACGGCGGCGAAATCGGCGGGCATGTCGGCGGCGGGAAACAAATCTCATGCGGACCCCTCATTTTCATCCACGGCTTATGTTCGTGACAGCCACACAACAGGACGTGGTTTTCCGGGTGCTCGATCCGATCCAGGATGCCTGCTGTGACTGGATGCCAGTGTCGGAATCGGGCCTCGTCCAACTCATAGCGGTGTTCAAGCATTTGCCAAATCGGCGTGTCGGGCGTTGCTCCGTGCTCGGCGATGTATTGCGCGCCAGCTTCGATTTGGCCTCGGTGTTGTTGTTCCCAAGGCGACATTCGGACGATGCCCATTAATCGAAGTCTCCTTCGTCGTCGAACATGGGCTCGAAGTCCTCGTCGTCCTCGCTCGCTTCGTAGGCGTCGACCTTGAGCCTCGCGATCTCGGCGATGATCTGGGCGTCCAACCAATCGGCGAATCGGCTGACGTCACGCCGAAGATAGGCGGCGGCGAGTTCGATCGCGTGAGCGTCTTCGCCGGTGAACGTCAGAGTCACCGACTTGTCTTTGGTGTGCTTCGGCTTCATCGCTGGGCCGTACGTCTCATTCAACGGCTTCTGGGCGATCAAGACGCCGAGCACGTCGGGCGGGACGAAATTTGGCGATTTTCTGAGCTTCCCCGTTTCGTCATACCAGTGCTGGCCATCGAACTTGCTCAGGTTCGCACGCCCGACTTCCTTGTCCACGGCAGGCCCGTCGACACCGAACGCGACGTCGGTCCCGTTGCAGACGAAACGAAGATCCGCGCATCCGTCAGCGACTTCGACCAGCATCTCGGGCGTGACCAGTTCGCCGTTCACGATGGCCTCCTCGACCACCGTCAAAGCATCCTGGACTTCCTTGTGCTCCTCCGCGATCAGCGTCTTCCTCAGTTGCACCGTCTTGAGATCCGGCTCGCACGGGCGACCCGTGGACAGTTTGTTTCCGACCGCAGTCTCGAACTTGCAAACACCAAGAAACGCTTGGTCCACGAATCACCCTCCCGGAAAACTCACGGCATTTCGACCATATCCGCCGACCCGCCCATTTCGACGATGACCTGCTCGGGCGGCGGACCCATATAGCAACGGTTCTTCTCGGACGTCGCATTCGGGAGCGGATCGCCCGCGCCCGGATTCACCCTCGCCTTCGACTCCGCGTACTCGTAGGCCGCGATGATCACAATGCAAATCGCGGCGATGAACGTGATCAGGAAAATGTCCGACTTAATCTTGCCCAATTAATGTTCTCCAAGGCCCAGGGATTCCCATTCGCCGACGCGGCGAATCTTGATCCCGAGAATTCATTATACCGACATGCAATGCCTCACGTCAATGCCAATTTTCAATGATTTTGTCGCCAGGCTTTTCTAAGGAACCAGACGAACAGGGCGACGGCCGGAACCGTCAGCGGCGCGGCCAGGACGAATGTCGCGACCCATAGGATCTGCGGTTTCGACATGGTCGACCATCGGAGGTTCTTCCACTCGCTGGCAAGGCTTCCCGTCGCGATTCCCCACGCGAACGCACAGTAGTAGCCGAACGCGACGAGCCCGATGTTCCAAATCTGCTCAACCATTCGCCCCTCCCGTCTTCGTGAATCGCAACGCCTGGTCGATCGCCTTCCTCGGAGTCTTGCCCATCGCCGTCCGGTCGCCGATACAGAGCTTCCAGACGCCAAGGGCCATGTCGCGTTCGAGCCGCAGCCCGAACGTCGTGATGAAGTCGAGCCGCGTCGTGTCGTTGGGCTTGGTGGTCATTGCGTGTCCTTTCGGGCGGGCGAGTCAGGTTGACGCCGACTCCCTCGGGTTCGCTATGCATTCGGTGCAAAACGGCCCATGTACGCCTTTCGTCGCAACCTCGCAGCCGATGAGATCGGCTAACTTCTGAGTCAGTTCTTCCTGATAGATCGGATCCGCCGTCGATTCATTGATGGCTTCCTGGATTGATTCCACGACGACGATCCTGTCCGAGATGCGAAATTCGGCTTCGTATACGTCGTCGCATCCGTGCGGGCATCTGCCAACTATGGTCGTCCGGTGAATGGTCTTCATCATTGGTCTCCTATGCAATGCCAAGGAACTTGTGCGTCTGCATGCTCAACCGCCACTTGGGGTTGGCCATGCAGTATTCCACCGCCGCTTTCGTGTTCGATTCGACGTCAGGTCCATCCATCGGCTGAATGAAGAAGTGCTTGAAGTCGAGCGAGGCGAGACGTTCGAGGTCGAGCCCTTCCTGTGGGTAGACGACCTTCAGTTCGTCGCCGCTTCGCTGAATCAGATCCGCGCCGGCTTTTGGACTCACCGTTATCCAGTCGATGAGTCTATCGACCTCACGCGTGCCGTTGGTCTCGATGGCGATGTAGTAGCCATGTCTTCGCAAAAACTCGGCGAGTATGAAATCAAGTTGGAGCGTCGGCTCGCCGCCCGTGAGTACGCAGAAGCGGTCTTTCTGCCGCCTATCTCCCCACGCTTTGTTGACGCGGCAACAGAATTCGATCGGCGAAAGGCTCTCGCCACCGATGAAATCCGTGTCGCAGAACCGGCATGTAGCCGACGCCCGATCTTCCTCGCGTCCGTTCCAGAGGTTGCAACCAGCGAACCGCGCGAATACAGCCGCGCGTCCCGTCCAGTAACCTTCGCCTTGAAGCGTCGGGAATATCTCCTTGACCTTATACATCGAACAGCAACGCCTCCGCTTTCTTGGGTTCTCTGATCTCCCGTTCCCATCGCTGATATCGCTTCACGACGATCCCCAGGCATTCGCCGTAGGTCAGGTGCTTCAGGTCGGGCAGCGTGCGGATCTTCATCGCGTCGCGCCACCAGTTCGTCGAATCGACGGAATCGAGACGCCGGACGTGCGTGTATCGCCTCATCGCCCAGCCGTGGACGTGTAGGTTCTCTGGGATCTCGTCGCAAGTCCTGCGGACCCAGGCTTCCTTGCCCTCTCGCGGCGGCAGTAATCCCAAGCCAATCCACCCACATCGCTCCGACGCCATCTGGCAGAGATCACGCAGCAGTTCGGGCGGGTCGGTCTCGTGGTAGGTGGGGAAGCCCTTGGGAAACGCCTCGTAGTTCGCAAGCGACCGTCGCCAATCGCCTGATATGTCATCGAGCCCCGCCACGGCGTCCGCGTGGCCGTCCCAGCGAGCCGCCCAATCGGCGTAGGCCGACAGGTCGACTTTCTCGCCCGACGAGAATTCCGAGAACGCCCCGGAGTCGATCAGCAATCGCTGAAACGTCATCTGGTATCTGTCCATCCACGGCGCATAGACCGCATAGGAGAACAGAACCGGCATTCCATCGGCGTGTTCCGCTTGCTGCTGCGTATTGGGGGACGCCAGGTATACCTTCATTCAGCAATCCTTAGATTCCGAATATATGACTCAACGACGCTGTCGTGTTCGTATTCGAGATGAAAAACCCCGGCCCAAGGTGCAACTCAGGCCGGGGTTTAAACCGTGTCCACGGATGAACCCTGGAGGAGTGCCAGGGCGCTTCTGCAAACGACTCTCGCGGATTATCGCTCGGCGCTGGACGCCGATATCAGAAGCATGGAACCCACCGAGACCGTACTTCAAGGTGATTCAGACGGCGAGGCTTTCGCGAAGCCGAATCAGGTGTGCGTTGATGTCGCTGGCCCTGCGGACGAGCATCTTGAGCCGCGCGCCGATCGGGCTGATGGGCGGCATGGGAACACCCGGATCGGCCTTGTCGCAGATGGCACCGACCGGAATGAGAATCGGCTCTGCCGTTCCTTCCAGGAGCGACACGGTTTCGCAAATCATGTTCAGCGTGGAATCCAGGGTGTCGATGTCGACCTGGATATTGTCGACTTTGGATGGCAGGGCGGTTCCGGCGACGCCCCTCATCGCGGAGATCGTGTTGCAAACGGGCACATGCGCACCAGAGTAGTCAATCATTGAGATTTTCCCTTGTTAACCTTGCTGCTGTCGTCCGGAACAAACTTCGGGTAGATCGGCGGCAGTTCGCAACTGTCCCAATAGTCGATGCCGATGTGCCTCAGCGGAATCCACGTCGCGGAATAGGGCGCGGCGAGGCTGTCGAGGTAATGGCTCAGATACCAGTCTTCGGACACCACCCACGCCTGGCGATTTCCGGTCTCGGGATTGACTTGGATCTCGTTGAGGATGTGGAACCGGAACGAATCCCATCCCGGCCAACTCAGGTCGGCGAGCCAGAGCCCCGTGTTCACGAGGAGGATTTCATCGTCGGATTTCGCCACGTCTTCCGTCCCGAACGTCGTCGGCATGCCGGGCTGATCCGACATGGTGATGTATCGCCGGAAGTTGAATGGCTCGTCGCGGACGCCGACGGCCGTGCTCGTGCGGATCCGCTCGTGGTCCTTCATCGGGACGACCGCCGAGATGAGGACGTCTCCGCGTTCCTTCATTCGCCCGTACAGTTCGTTGATCCACCCCTTGGACGCCCCGATGTCGCTGTGGTGCATGGCCAGGTAGTCGACATCGCCCGCATCGCGCCTGTTCAACGCTTCAGCGAGGAGCATATTGAACGTCCACGTCAGCAACGAGCTTCGACTTCCGAGTTTGTGGACGACCTGGACGTGCTTGTCCGGCGGATAAGCGTCGTTGTTCTCGCCCTCTTCCAGCGTGTAGTTCGACTCGTAGAAGACCTCCGAAGAATACTTCGGGGATACGATCATCACGCGAGGAAGCTTCGTTCCAGTGGCAACTGTCATTATTCGCCTCGGTAAGACTTCGCCCACTTATTCCAAGAATCCACGCCGGCCTCACGCGACACACAACCCATGTGCGACGGCCGAAGCTGACAACGCTCGGAACCTTCCGGCGTCATCATGTACGCGTCCGAACATCCGATATGCCAGCATCCCTTCCCGTGCTCGATGACGAGCGTTGTCTTGTTGCACACCGGACAGTTGTCCGGCTTCTCCGGGTTCATCAGTTTATCGAACGCGTCGGCAGCCGCTTCGACTCGTCTCGCGTCGGCGTAACTGAATTCGCCGACCTCGTGAAAGCCGTCGGTGATGCTGCGAAGGACGGCGGCGTGGTCGATCATTGGGTGTCCTTATCATGTCAACGCTTGAAACCAAAATCCTTCTTCTTGATCTTGGCCATTCGCCCGTCGGGATGGTGGAAGACAATGCCTTCGACGTCCCGGTGCTCAAGGAAGTTTCTGATGCAGTCGAAACTCCGAGTCAACTCATAGTCGAACACCAGCCCGGGTGAACCGTGGGGGACGAGAGTGTGGCAGGCGAGTAGTTCGGGATTGCCCTGGACGTTTGGTCCAACCAACTCATATGTGCCGTCGTACTTCTCGTCGAGCAGGTCGAAAGCGGCGCGGAACCATTTATCTTCGGGGCCTTCGCCGACGGGAACCCAGCCCATGAGTTTGCGACCCACCGGGTCGACATCAACCTGCTCAAAGCCTTCGGGCACCCGATACCCGTCTTTCACCTCACGCCGCTTATAGAGTTTGCCGTCGCGGATCATGCAGCACGCGCCGTCGACCTTTCGGGTTGGCACGCCTTCTCCCGCGAAGACCCATCCGCAATCAGGATGAGGTTCCCTCGTGACCAGGCTTCGATCGCCGTTCCAGTCGCGAACGAAAATTGTAGGCATCTTCTTCATGAATCGGTCTCCTTATCCCTCAACCCGTCCGCAACCTCGCGGATCAACCGCCCGGCCGCGTAGTACAGATTACGCGCCTGCTCTACCTTGAATCGATCGTCGCCTTCCAGCGCAAAGCCGAGTGTGACGATCTGCATCGCCACTGGCGCCATCGCGTTTTCGATCGCGACGGCGGCTTCGTAGTGAGATTCAGGCACGTGCTATCTCCTTCTCCACCGGAAACTCGCGGACCTTGATGCAGTCGAACCGCTCGCCCCATTCGTTCCAGTCCTCGCCCTTCTTGTCCTTCAGGACGATCCGCCTTTTGCCCGCAATAGATTCTTCACTGGGCGCGAAGAATGCGTAGGGCTCAGCTCCCAACTGTTTCACAAATGGATTGACCCCGAACTTGCGACACTGATTCACAGTCGACCGAGCCCACGCGACGTTGAACGGTCGCGCCCCTTGCCCGCTCTCTCCACCAACAATGCACCAATCCGGCCGGTTCTTGTTTTGGAAGTGCTTGGTGAAATCGATCGGCCCCAGCGCCGGCTCATAACTCACGAAGCGGATCACGGCGGGGATCTCGGTGAGGATCGGTATCCGCTTGTCGGCGTACTCCTGATTCTCCACGGACACCCCAATCCACGCGTTCGCATAGCCGTCCCCCCAATCGGACGGGAGGCTTTCCATGGCCCGCTCGGGCCTCTTTGTTAGCAACTGCCAAGTAAGCCACGGAGTCTCGCGGATCATCGGCCAGAGCTTCAGCAGTTGGCCCTTGATCGTCTCATCGTCCAAGAAGACGTCCGTCATCGACGAGCAGAAGACCCGATGATTGCGGCCTTCCTTCTCGGCGTCACGGTTCCATTTCAACGGCTCGGACCAATACTTCTCGCCCATCGTCTTGCGGCCGGCGTTCTTGCCCCAATGGCTCTCGCCGAACCGGCCGTCCAGTTTCCAAGCGAAACAGTTCTCGCATCCGGGGCTGATCTTCCAGCAGCCCCAGGCAAGATTGAACGTGTGGTCGCACCAGCCTATGGAAGTCTTCTCAGCCATATGCTCTCACTTTACTCATTTCATTGCCAAACGTCAATATCTCTATTCCGAAAAAAACGGCCCGCGCCGCCCTGTTCCGCATGCGGCGCGAGCCTGGCGTTCGCCATGCGACGCGTCTAGTCGTTCCCGGACAGTTCCTTGTATTGGCTCTCGGTTTCGTACCGCGAAACCATCTCGATCGCGAGCGCGAGGATGAGGGTCATCTCCGAGGCCAGCAGGTCGTGCTCGTTGTTGAATCCTGCGACGTACTTCATGAAAACGTCGGCGGCCCGGTCGGTCATCTTCCTTCTGTCCTTCAACATCTGGTCCGGATCGGGTTTTTTCTCACGGTCCTTGGACATCAGTAGGCATCGCCTGAGCATCGAGTCTGGCGTCTGCTGCGGGCGGGAGTCGGCCCCGGAATCGAGGTGCGACGTCCAGCGTTCGGCCATGTGGTTGATCACGTCGCCCGGGAAACCCGTCGCGATATTGCAGGCGTTGGACGCTTCGTCGGAGCGGGTTTCACGAACGGCTGGCCCGCAAAGCGACTCCATGTTGTGCATGATGGCGCCTATCCGCAAGGCCAAGTTTTCTTTGTGGTCAAGCATGGTAGCAAGCTGTTGCGTATCAAGAACAGTTCATGCGGAAGGCGCCGTTTATGAGTCGATCAGTTCGGCGATCATCAAAATCAATTGTATACGTCGTGGTACAGGAATCGACGCCGAGGCTATAAGTCACCGCCACCAGTCGACCGCGTCTCGGCTCATCCTTGATCGTCGCCAAGACCGGCGCGACCGCAGTTGCAGCCACGATCGCGCCGGTCTTGGCGAGGAATGTGCGGCGGTTCATTGATCAGGCTCCGATCAGGAATAGGTGCCGATCTTGCGATCCAGTTCGGCGACATTGACGCAGTAGGCGACCTGTTTCCTCGTGACAATGGACCCGTCTGATTCCATGTAGCGATGCGTCACAAGCAGCATCTCTCGGTCGTTGATCCGCGTGGCATCGACGCATTCGAGGTCGTAGCCGAGATACAGAAGTTTCGCCCCGTCCTTGAAGCGATTCGGCAGGATCATGGTTTGACGGCGTGCTGCGGGCGACGACGCCTTGGTTGCAGACCCGAGCCCCATCGCCGCAAACAATCCGGCGACAGCCTTGCTGAACGATCGTCGATTCATTGATCAGGCTCAAATCATGAGATATCGAACGGATAAACCGACGGCGGCGTAAGAAGCGGCCCATCGAACATGGTGACGTCGGCCTTCCTGAAGATCACGCTTCCGTCCGGCTTGACGACCTGATACTCGCAAACCCAGGCGCGTTGCTTCGGCTTCCATCCGGGATACGGGCCTGTGTAACAGGTCTGGTTCAGGATCTTGATCGTTGTCGACGCTTCCTGTGGCGCCTCGGTCTTCGGCTTCTTGGGCGGCAGGACGACGTCGGCCTTCGCCTTCACCCCGACCATCGCGCCGACCGCCGCGAGGAAGCCGGTCGCCTTCTTGCCGAAGATTCTGCGGTTCATTTTTCACTCCAAGGTTCGAGTTCGGATTCCTTGCAATACAAGTCGTTGATCCGGTTGGAGTCATCGACGTATCTCACGCTGGGCTCGCTTCCATTCTCGCGACGAATGACTCCACGCTTTCCATTGACCATGATTCGCACCGGCTCGCCGGCCTTGAACTTCGGGGGTGTAGGTTTAGCCAGATATGAAACGAACGCGACAATCGTCATGGCCACGAGAAAAGACAGGGCCGCATCCCTCCATCGCATGTCGTCGCTCACGCCTCACCCCTCGATCCCGTGTTCGGCCTTGAGATCCCGGATCTTCGCCTCAGCCTCGCGCTTCGCGTTCGCCTCTTCCATACGGGCCATCGCCAACGCCTGCGACCGAGGCCACTTTATGTCGCCGTTCTGGTCCTGCCACTCGACGACGCTTTCCTCGTGATCCACAACCATCGAATAGCCGCGCGCGGCGAGGTACGCGTTCTCGATCTCGATCAGCTTCGCCTTGGCTTCCTTCACGACCCTCTCGGCCGCTTCGATCTCGGCGTACCTGGGCTTAGCGTTGGATTGCCAGCCGTTTTGGAAGGTGATGATCGGGACGTTTCTCCAGTGACGCCCCACTCCCTCATTGCCGTCGCTCAAACTTCACCTCCAATCCCGTGCTCGGCCTTGAGCTTCCTGATCTGCTGCTCGGCCCGGTCCTTTTCCATCAGCCCGATGTTGTGCTCGTAGGACACCGCATCTTCAAGCGTCTGGGGCTCCGAATCCACGCGATTCGGATGCTTCCAGAGGGCCGTGCATTGGGCGTAGTCGACGACCGGCTCCCATCCATGCGACTTGATGTAGGCGACGTAGGTCTCGAACATCTTCGCTCTGGCCTCGTCGGCGGCCTTCTCAGCCGCTTCGACCTCTTCGTACTTCATCTTGGGAGTCCTCGTGGTCCCTATGGTCCAATAGCCCGATTCACTGAGTCTGAGCGAGGTCGCGATCCCCGCCACGCCGGCTGCGTCCTTCGGCCCCTTGCTCTCGTTGCAGTCGCTCATCAGTTTCCCTCAAAACAACAACTTCAGAATGCCGGCTTCTTCCTCTCGCCACAGCCGCTTCAGGTCGCCGATCGTCTGGCTCGCCCCGAGTTCCTTCCTCAAGCGGAAGAGGATGCTCGTGAACGGCGTCTTCCCGATGATCGCCTGCGCGAATTCCTTCTGGCTCTCGATCGCCCTGTGCTCGGCCCATGTCTCGACGAGCCGCGCGTATGCCTCGCAGACGCGGCCCTTGGCCTTGTAGAATGCCCCCTCGACCTCGGGGAAGTACGTGAGCAGTTCCGACTCCTCGCCCGCCAGGATGAACGGCAGCAGGTGCTTCGGGTGGAACAGGTTGTCGCCCTCGCCCTTGAGACGATGCAGGGCGAGATAGGTCGGGTTCTTGATCTTCCATCTGCGGAACTTCCGGTCGCAGATCACGACGCCCTCGTAGGTCGGATCGTCCGTGGACGCGGTCGCGAGGTAGTCCTGAATCTGCTCGATGCTCTCGAACTCGAACCTTTCCGGCCTTCGGAGCGGCGTATCTCTCGCTAATTCGTCGACATCCTCCGGTGTCATCTCCATGTGCCCGGAGAAGGCGGACAGGAGATACATGGTCGGCTCGACGTAGCGGCGGACCACCTTGTTCCACGGCGAGCAGAATTCGCAGACGTAGGTGATCCCCTTGAGGAACCACGTCTTGCTGTTCAGGTCGTCGATCGATGACACGCCCAGAGCCTTGGCGATACCCTCACGCCACGTCATGTCGAGCCCCTGAAGCGTCCCGTGGGCGAACGACCCGCGCGTGTTGACGTGCCATTTTCCCTCGAAGTTGTAGAGCAGGCAAAGGCTCCCGTCTTCCTTGGTCTGCACGAGGAAGTCCGAGAAGTCGAATAGGCCCATCTCGTCGGCCACTTCGCCCCAATTGAAGAACCGAGAGAACCCCCGCGCCACGATCGACCAGTCGCGAGTATCCAGCGTCAAGCCACGGCATTCCCGCACGATGGGGTGGGTCTTGGGCGATTCGAGTTGGTCGTAGTTGACGATGACCAGCGGAAGCTCGGGGTGGATCGTCGACTTGATGCCGAACTCCGCGCCCAGGTCGCCGAGCGTCTTGCCCGATCGAAGGTACGCCTGGACGCCGAGGGTTCCGCATTCCAAGGTCGCCTGCTCGCTCATCTCGCCACTCCAAAGCCTCGTTTCGCCAACCGCAACGCCAATACTATCGGTCATTGATTTTACCGTCAACCCCGGATCAATGATTTTCGCCAAGAATTCCGAAAATCGGCCGGAACGCATCGAAACTCATGTAAGCGATTTATGCGTTTTGCCATTAAGGAAGTCGCGTACACGCACACGCACGCGAAGAGGAATACTACTAGCGTTATTTATACAGGAATTCTTATTAACCGACGCTTCGCCGCTCGCCGTCGCTTTTCGCGCTTTTTCTCGCCAAGCGTTTTCACTACCGACGCCGAGACTGCCTTCTCGCTGCGCGAGGGCAGTTTTCAGTCTTTTCTTCAGGCGAAGCTTTTTCTTCTCGTCCGTATGCACGAACACCCAAAAGGGAGACGCGCGATGTCGATGTATTCTCATCGACGTCAAGCGGCTCGCAACCCGTCTTGTATACCGCGCTACGCTAGACTTCGGTCTGCGCTTTAACCCCGATGAAAGCCTCGGCCTGTTCTTGTACTCGCGCGGGCGGGCACGCGGGCGGACGCACACGCGCGAGGCGAATCGGTCGGTGGGAACGGCGTTTCGACGGGCGATAAAATCATTGGCAAAATTCAGTGAAGTGACGTTGACGGAATCATTGACGGCTTGTAGGATGGGGCGACGTTGGAGATGAATCGAGGCAGTGTTCTTGGAGATACGACGATGGCAGTTGAGGTTCGATATCCGGCTGGCGAGGCCAAGGCCGCAGTGTTCATGGCCTACTCGGTTGAGAACAGCGGTGCTCAGCGGTTCTGCATCACGGCGACAGCGCAAGTCCGGTGGCGGGATTCGTCGATTGCATCGAAGCGGGAGTACGTCTATCCGCCCACTCTGACGACTTCGGAAGGATTCTTCGTGGAGCGGATCGCCCAAGGCGAGTACGACGTTCACGTTCCGACTTACGACTCGACCAAGATCGTTCGCGTGAAGGCGAGCAACGGAATTTGACCCTTAAGCCCAAGGAGCCATCATGAGCACCGACACGCGACCCACGCCGCACACCGACGCCCTCGACACGCTCGGGAGCATCATCACAGAAAACGAGAAGCGCGACGCGATCCATCTTGCCGTCTACAACGCCGTCGCGGCCCACACGCTTCGTCCAGGCGACGACGTGGGCTTCATGGCCGATGGGACGGTCGGGATCTACACGGACAATCCGGTCGGCATCGTGGACCCGTTCTTGAAGTCGAACGTCCAGAAGGGCCAAAGGTTCTGGCTCGTCGTTTACCCGCGCCAGATCACGTCGCTGCGGCACGTCTGGACGCACCCGGCGTTCCCGGAGGGGGATGAGGTTGTAAAGACTGAGGTCGTCGGAAACAGTTTCGTCGACATCTCCAAGCGTTGGATCGAGGAGTTTGCCCGCAAACTCTCCATGACGTACGGCCAGCTGATGGCAGCGGCCCAGGATCGGGTGGATAGAGGGCATTACACGCTCGACAACGGGGCTTACTACGCCGACTGCGACGACGAATTTCCGACGTTCTGGATGCACTATCAGATCGTGACCGGCGTGGCGTTGCCAAAGGACACGCACGCGGGCTCGTTCTTTACCTGCTCTTGCTGAAAGGAGAATCCAATGAGTGACGAAGCCGTTGACAAGATGAAGGCGTTCTTCGAGAAGCACGACGA